GATTAATTGGTATTTTTTAACGTTGGCAGTAAAACACGAATTAAGATTTTGTATTTGGAGTGGTGAAAACCAAAAAGGACAAATCTTACGTGACATGATTCAAATGTATTTAGGTAAAAAATTTTCAGAAATAGACGATAAAAAGATATTAAGCACAGCTACATTTCTTGAGCAGTATTTTGATTTTATACCAAACGATAAACTTTACACTCCAGCAGATATTTTGAAGCTTTTTAAAGATAGCGAATGCGATGCAGGGTTAATAGACCCTTTTACTGGCCTTGATAGGCCTATGACATTTGAAGGTAACTATCAATTTTTAAATCAGGCAAGACAATTTGTTAATGAATCTGGAATGTCAATTTACATAAATACGCACCCAAATAGCGAAAGTGGTAGGAGTGGTAACTTATATCCTGAAAACCATCAATGGAAAGGACACCTTAAACCACCTTTAAAAGACCACGTTGAGGGCGGTAAGGCTTTTTTAAATAGGTGCGACGATATGTTTGTTATTCATAGGCTAATAAAACACGAAACAATGAAATATTACACTATGGTTAATGTAGAAAAAATTAAAGACATGGACACGGGCGGAATGCATACAAGGTTGGATGAACCTGTATTATGTGAGTTTAACAACGGATTAGGGTTCAAGATTAATTCAGTTGACCCATTACGAAAACACGAACCAATAAAACCTAAACAACTTCCTTTAATTGAACCCGACATTGTTAACGGAAAAGAATTACTTTCGTTTAGCGAAAAGATGAAACAAAACCCTTTTTAATTATGAAAACAATAAATAGTTTAAGCGGTGGTAAAACATCAAGTTATATAGCAGCTAATTACCCTGCTGATTATAATATCTTTTCACTTGTAAGAACAAACGACACAAATTGTTTATTCCCTGATGCTAAAATTAGACAAATCGTAAGCGATAAAATAGGAAAAGAATTTATAGGAACGCTTGAGGAAGATACTATAATTTACACGATGTTAGATTTAGAACAGTTTATAGGTCAAGAGATAGTTTGGATAAGTGATACTACATTTGAAGATGTTATTAAAAAAGCAGGTGGGTATTTACCTAATATAATGACTCGTTTTTGTACATCTAAGATGAAAGTAGAACCAATTGCTCAATGGTGCTACGAAAACACGGAACTACCCATAGAAATGAGAATAGGATTTAGAGCAAACGAAATGAGCAGAGCAAAAACAATGAGTGAACGGGCAGTTAATGGAATAGAAAGTTTTAAATTTAAGGTTGGAGAAAAAAACGGACGCAACAAATGGAAAGAATTACCATATCGAATTGCTACATTTCCACTAATTGAAGCAGGTATTTTTAAAGACACAATAGAGAATTTTTGGAAAGATAAACCCGTTAGATTTGCATACCAAAATAACTGCGTAGGTTGTTTTCATAGAAGCGAATTAATGTTAAAGCATATGAGTAACAAAGCAGAAAAACAATTTAATTGGTTTATTGAAATGGAAAAGAAAAACGGATACACCTTTAAAAGCGGAATCACTTACGAAAAAATAAAAAGTTATAGAACTCAATTAGAATTATTTGACGATGATTTTAACGAATGCGACTCAGGGTATTGTGGAATGTAAATTATAACAAGCAAAAACACGAATAAATGGACGAATTGAATATTATATCAGCCAAAGTAGGAATACAAACTACTTTCTTGAAAGTTAAAATAAGTTTAGAGGAGATAAAGACGAACCACCCAAATCGTAAAGATATAATCGATTCAATGGAAAGAACATTAGCAGACCTTCAAGAAATAAGTTTAGTTTATGCAACTATGGAAAAAGAATATAGAGCAGCTTTACAGCAAAACTTTAGACTTGAAAGATTGCTTCAAGAAGAAAAGTTCAAAGTTCAAGATTTAAAAAGTCAATTAAATTTTAAAGATGTCACGTTGTAAGAATTGTAAGGAAAAATTCGAGCCAGTTAAATTTCTTCAGAAATACTGTTTAAAAGATGAGTGCGTTCGTGTTTGGGTAGAATCTGAAAAGGCAAAAACTTGGAAAAAGACGAAAGCTAAAATGAAAAACGATTTAGAGACTGTTCAGGAACTAATAAAAGCTACTCAAATAATATTTAATAAATATATTCGACTTAGGGACAAAGGTCAAGTTTGTATAAGCTGTCAAAAGAAACCATTGAAAGAAAACGCAGGTCATTACTTCAATGCTAACAATCATTGGAATGTTCGTTTTAGTGAACTTAATTGCCATTTACAATGCGAACACTGCAACACGTATTTAAGTGGTAACCTAATCGAGTATCAACGAAACTTAATACATAAAATCGGAATTGAAAATTATAACGAATTAGAAGCTGAAGCACGAAAAACACGAAAGTTCACAAAGGATGAGCTAAAAGAATTAATGCAGATTTATAAAAATAAAATAAAAGATATAAGTTAATATTAAAAAGAATAACTATATTTGTCTAACAATTAAAACTAAAAATTATGATAACAAAATCAATCGAAGAAAGAGCAATCAATTTAATGTTAACAGGAATTGATGCAGTAGAGGCAGTTAAACAAGCTATTATTGAAGAACAAAAGTTAATCGAAGAAATGATTGCCCAAAACACGGAACGCTCAAAACAAGCAAAGAAACAGATTTGTAAAAATGTTTATGGTTTAATTCATTTAACTTATTAAACATGGGTTTTACTACACATTTTTGGAAATGTAAAGAATGTGAAAAATCAATACTTTACACAAGCAAACAAAAACACCCAAGCCTAACTCATTTATGTTATGAAGGTCAATTAAATAAAATAATAGGTTTTCAAATATATTTAAATGAAAAAGGATTAATTAATAACTACGATTGGGATTTTAAAAAAGAAGCTAAAACATTTTTAAAAATTATTAAACCATGAAAGATTATTGTATTACATTAAGAATTACAAAACCTGATTTATCATCTTATGAAATTAAATTTAATGATGCTATTGTAATTAAACGCGAAGATGGAATTTTAGTCAAACACATGACTTGTAATGGTGAACTTTTAGCATATTACCATTTAACATGGGTAATTGAAGTTATTAAAGTTGATGTAAAAGAAAACAATTAAAACTTAAATTATGATAACAAATTTCGAAACCATTACTCACGAACTAACAGATGAGGAATTAAACTTAGTTCCTGTTATAGTTCACAGCTTCCGATTCTATAAAAAAGATAATCCAATAAAAGCTGAATTGATAGTTAAACGGATGAACGAATACTTAGAAAAAAACGAATCAAAAGTTAAAATGAATGGTCCGCGTTTACGTAAGATAGTTAACTACATTCGCACAAATAGCATTATACCGCTTATTGCGACTTCTAACGGATATTTTACAAGCGATTGCAAGGAAACTATCGCTGAACAAATACAAAGTCTTCAGGAACGAGCAAACAGCATTGAACGATGTGCGACAGGATTAAAGAAATTTTTATAATTTTTTTATTCTTTAGCATTATATTAGAAAATATAGTTATATTTGTAAAACAATTAAATTCAAATTATGAAAAATCTATTTAAATCGTTGGCAGCCTTCCAACAAGAAGTGCCAGTAATTCACAAAGGAACACAAGGCTACGGATATTCGTATGCTGACCTTCCTAAAATCTTTGAAGTTATTAACCCGTTATTACAAAAACACGGATTAGGCTTTAGCCAATTAATTAATGGTCAAACAATAGTAACTTGTTTATTCCATTGCGAAAGTGGTGAAAGCATAGAAAGTAAAACGTATATTCCACAAGGTGTTCAACTTAAAGGAATGAATGACTTTCAAGTATTAGGGTCTGCAATTACTTATTTGAGACGTTACTCACTATCTTCTATTTTAGGTATTGTAACCGATAAAGATGTTGACGCAGCTGGTGAGCAAGTAAAACCCGTAAAAACGGAAGCAAAAAAGCCTACAATACAAGGTGAACGATTCTTAAAAGCAGTAGAAGCAATCCGTAACGGTGAATTTACAGCCGAAGAGCTACAAGCAAAGTTTGAATTAAATGAAGTTCAACAAAAAGCACTTTTATTGTTATGAAAATAAGAGCATCACAATTAGGCCGCATAATGACTTCACCCAAAACAAAGGGTGAGGTCTTATCTAAAACTACAAAGACCTATATTCAAGAACTTGCTATCGAACATAAATACGGAATCCGTAAGGAGTTTTGGAGCAGGTACACGGACAAAGGTAACGAAGTTGAGGACGAAGGCATAGCACTTGTTAACGATGTGTTGAACTTAGGCTTTATTTACAAGAATGAAGAGAATTTAACAAACGAATGGATTACAGGAACACCCGACGTAAATACGAATGAAATTCTTTTAGATGTAAAATGTTCTTGGGATGCAACTACGTTTCCGTTTTTTGAAACCGAATGTCCGAACAAAGATTATTACTACCAGCTTCAGGGTTATATGTGGTTAACAGGAAAAGACGAAGCATTACTTTGTTACTGCCTTGTAAACACACCTTTTCAAATTGTAGAAGATGAAGTAAG